CACCACATTCATTTAATTAAATACAACGAGGAAACGGGGGGTATCCTCATATACATTGAAAGTGGCGACATCGTGGTTTTGTGGAAGGAGTTTAACGCGATGATGCCGACTTCAATTGAATACAATATCAACTTTTGAGAGCGGTCAATCAATTTGTAGTTCGCGGACACAGATACAACAACACCAAGGGCGACCTCATCGTAAGCACGAGTGAGGAAGACCACCGCTTTGCCAACCGCGAGGGCGAGGTGGTGGCGTTGCCACTGGGCTACGAGGGCCCCATCGCAGTTGGCGACACTTTGCTTGTGCACCATAACGTGTTCAAGTACTACAACGATATGAAGGGCAGGAGGCAGAGCGGTAGGAGCTTTCTGAAAGACGACCTCTTCCTCGTAGACTTCGACCAGTTCTATATGTGGCGCCGCAATGGGGATTGGCACCCTCACGACAGGTATTGCTTTGTGCAGCCGGTACCCCCTGAAGAGTCTATCATCTTCAAGCCGTTGACAGAGGAACCTCTGGTCGGCGTAATGCGATTTCCCAATGAGTATCTTTTGTCCCAAGGAATTGAGTCCGGGGATATGGTAACCTTCAAGCCCGACAGCGAGTATGAGTTTACTGTCGATGGGGAGAAGTTGTATCGGATGTTCGACCACCAGATAACATGCAAGATTCAAGGAAGCTAAAGGAACGCATCATCGCGGCGGGGCGCGTAGCGGTTGAGCAGCTCATTAAGGTAGCTCAAGAGGACATACTCAAGCCCGGCGAAGACGACGACCTTGCGGCGGACAGGCTAAAGAACGCAGCGGCTACTAAGAAGCTTGCCATCTTCGACGCCCTAGAAATTTTGAATCGCATAGACTCCGAGGAAGAGGAGCTGGAGCTGGAGGCCACATCCACCCAGACGGAAACGAAGGTGGGTTTTGCAGAACGACGGTCCAGATAAGCTATATACCGTCGCCAAGGGTCTGGTGCCCAAGGCGGTATTAAAGAACAAGAACCGCGCTAAGACGTGGTTCTACGGCTACAACGAGAAGTACGATGTGGTGGTCATCTCCAAGACGGGTGTGATAGGCGACATCATTAGCGTCAACGGTGTTCATATCGCGCTCCCCCCAGCGCCAAAAGACTTGCCCGACGGTAAGGACCGTTGGGTGCGTCAGGAGCTCCCCAAGGAGCTAAGCCGCATCCAGAGCATCTTCCAGTGGAACGATATGCCCAAGGGGTTTAAGGCCAACTGGGTCGACTATATCGAGAGTGAGTTCGACCGTCGGGAGGAGGGGCATTGGTTTTACAACAACGGTGTACCTACGTACATCACGGGCGCCCACTACATGTATTTGCAGTGGACTAGCATCGACGTGGGGTACCCCGATTTCCGTGAGGCGAACAGGATATTCTTTATCTTCTGGGAAGCGTGCAAGGCGGACCCTCGCTGCTTCGGTATGGCGTACCTCAAAATTCGCCGTTCGGGATTTTCGTTTATGGGGTCGTCGGAGTGCGTAAATACGGGAACCCTAGCGAAAGATTCACGAGTTGGTATACTCTCTAAGACGGGCGCGGATGCGAAGAAGATGTTTACGGACAAGGTGGTTCCCATCGCAAACCGACTTCCGTTTTTCTTCAAACCGATACAGGACGGCATGGATAAGCCGAAAACGGAACTGGCATTTCGCATTCCTGCTTCGAAGATTACAAAGAAGAATATGTACGATGTGGAGAGTGAAGAGATTTTTGGACTGGACACCACCATCGACTGGAAGAACACCGACGACAACTCTTACGACGGAGAGAAGCTCCTCTTGCTAGTCCACGACGAGAGTGGGAAATGGATTAAGCCCAACAACATCCTCAACAACTGGAGGGTAACCAAGACGTGTCTGCGTTTGGGTAGCAAGATTATCGGTAAGTGCCTTATGGGCTCGACTTCGAACGCGCTCGCCAAGGGTGGCTCCAACTTCAAGAAGCTGTATGAGGATTCCGACCCCGCTACGCGCAACGCCAACGGTCAGACTAGGAGCGGTATGTACTCCCTGTTCATCCCCATGGAGTACAATATGGAGGGGTTCATAGACCAATATGGTCACCCCGTATTCCGCACCCCTGAGAAACCCATCAAGGGCGTCGACGGGGAGAAGATTAAGTCTGGCGCCATCGACTACTGGGAAGCGGAGGTCGAGAGTATGAAGAGCGACGCCGACGCTCTTAACGAATTTTACCGTCAGTTCCCGCGCACCGAGTCCCACGCTTTCCGCGACGAGAGTAAGCAGAGCTTGTTCAACCTCACCAAGATTTACCAGCAGATAGACTATGCCGATAGCCTTGTTAAGGAGCACTACCTAACTCGCGGCTCATTCCGTTGGGAGAACGGCGTCAAAGACACGAAGGTTATTTTTAGTCCCGATAAGCGCGGCAGGTTCAATGTGTCTTGGTTTCCAAAGGCTGGGATGCAAAACAGATGGTTAGAGAAACGTGGTGTTAAGTATCCTGCTCACGAGCACTTGGGGTCTTTCGGTTGTGACTCCTACGACATTAGTGGCACTGTGGGCGGCGGTGGTTCTAATGGTGCTCTTCACGGAATGACCAAGTTCCATATGGACGATGCCCCCACCAACCAGTTCTTCCTTGAGTATGTCGCTAGGCCACAGACGGCAGAGATATTTTTTGAGGAGGTACTTATGGCTTGCGTCTTCTATGGCATGCCCATCCTCATCGAGAACAACAAGCCTAGGCTGCTATACCACTTCAAGAACCGTGGGTACCGTGGGTTCTGTATGAATAGGCCCGATAAGCATCTCAATAAGCTTAGTAAAACCGAGCGCGAGCTGGGCGGAATACCCAACAGTAGTGAGGACGTCAAGCAGGCCCATGCCGCAGCTATCGAGAGCTACATAGAAAAGCATGTGGGCATAGATATGGATGGCACGTTCCGCGACCCCGGAGAGATTGGCGAGATGCCTTTTGTTAGAACGCTAGAGGACTGGGCCCGGTTTGATATTAGCAACAGGACTGCTTTCGATGCGACTATCAGTAGCGGGCTTGCGATTATGGCAAACCAAAAGCACCTCTATACTCCTGAGAATAAGAAGACATCAATAAGTATTACCTTGCCTAAGTATAACAATCGTGGTTATAGGAGTGAGCTGAATGAAGGACGTTAAAGTCAACATCTCTAGCGCGGGCTTCCCCAGTCAGTTCGTTTCTGACGCGGAGAAGGCTAGTGACGAGTATGGCCTCATGGTCGGTCAAGCTATTCAATACGAGTGGTTCAAAAGGGATGGCAACCAGTGTCGCTTTTATAACCAGTGGCGTGACTTCAACCGCCTGCGCCTATATGCGCGTGGCGAGCAGAGTATCGCCAAGTACAAAAACGAGCTCGCTGTCGACGGCGACCTCTCGTACCTCAATTTAGACTGGACCCCGGTTCCTATCCTCCCGAAGTTCGTTGACATCGTCGTCAACGGTATGTCCGAGCGCGTCTTCAAGGTCAAGGCGTACGCTCAAGATGCTCTATCGCAAGCCAAGCGCAGCAAGTATCAGGATATGATTGAGGGGCAGATGGTGGCCAAGCCCGTTCTGGAAATCATACAGCAGAAGACTGGCGTCGACCCGTTCACTATGAACCCCGACGACCTGCCCAGCACCGATGAGGAGTTGCAGGTATATATGCAGCTCAACTACAAGCCTGCTATCGAGATTGCTGAGGAGGAAGCCATCAACACCATCCTTGAGGAAAACCACTATACCGACCTGCGCAAGCGCATGGACTACGACCTAACGGTATTGGGCCTCAGCGTCGCCAAGCACGAGTTCTTGCCCGGCGCGGGAGTACAGGTCTCGTATGTAGACCCAGCCAATGTGGTGTACAGCTATACCGAGGACCCATACTTCAAGGACTGCTTCTACTGGGGCGAGATTAAGACGCTCCCCATCACGGAGCTCATGAAGATTGACCCGAGCCTCACCAACGAGGACTTGGAGGAGATTAGTAAGTACAGCCAGAGCTGGTACGACTACTACAACGTAGCCCAGTTCTACGAGAATGACATCTTCTATCGCGACACCGCTACGTTGATGTACTTCAACTACAAGACGACCAAGAAGATTGTCTACAAGCGCAAGAAGCTAGAGGCGGACGGCGCCCGCGTAATCGAAAAGGACGACCAGTTCAACCCTCCCGAGGAGATGATGGAGGAGGGCAACTATGAGAAGGTCGAGAAGACCATCGACGTATGGTACGACGGCGTCATGGTGATGGGCACCAACATCTTGCTCAAGTGGGAGGTGGCACACAATATGGTGCGCCCTAAGTCTGCCAGCCAGCACGCGCTGCCCAACTATGTAGCTACGGCACCACGTATGTACAAGGGCGTCATCGAGTCGCTTACGCGGCGTATGATTCCTTTCGCCGACCTCATCCAGATTACGCACCTCAAGCTCCAGCAGGTCATCGCTCGCACCGTTCCCGACGGCGTGTATATCGACGCGGACGGACTCAACGAGGTCGACCTTGGTGGCGGCAACGCATACAACCCCGAGGACGCCTTGCGGCTATACTTTCAGACGGGTAGTGTCATCGGGCGTTCGTTTACTCAGGACGGGGAGTACAACCATGGCAAGGTTCCCATCCAAGAGCTCAATAGCAATAGTGGTGCCGCCAAGACGCAGATGCTCATCGGCAATATGAATCACTACTTGCAGATGATTCGTGACGTAACGGGCTTGAACGAGGCCCGCGACGGGAGCGCCCCCGACCCGCACAGTTTGGTTGGATTGCAGAAGCTGGCTGCCGCCAATAGCAATACGGCTACGCGCCACATCTTGGACGGGAGCTTGTATATGTTCCGCAGTTTATCCGAGGCCCTTACGTACCGCGTCAGCGATATCCTCGAGTACGCCGACTTCAAGGACGAGTTCGTCAACCAGATTGGTAAGTACAACGTCAGTATCCTCAAGGAGATTAGCGAGCTCTATATCTACGACTTCGGGGTATTCATTGAAGTGAGCCCCGACGAGGAGCAGCGTGCACAGCTTGAGGCCAATATCCAAATGGCCTTGAGTAAGGGCGGTATCGACCTTGAGGATGCCATTGACATCCGGGAGATTAAGAACCTGAAGCTCGCCAACCAGCTACTCAAGATTAAGCGTATCGCCAAGCAGGAGGAGGAGCGGCAGTTCCAGCTCCAGCAGCAGCAGATGCAGGCGCAGAACAATATGCAGTCCCAGCAGATGGCGGCACAAACGGCGATGCAGAAGATTCAGGCGGAGACGCAGGGTAAGATGCAGGTCAAGCAGGCGGAAATTTCTTTTGAGATTGAGAAGATGCGTGCCGAGGCTCAGGCCAAGGCCCAGCTCATGGACCTCGAGTTCCAGTACAATATGCAGCTCCACGGTATGCAGGAGCAGCAGCTACAGTCTCGCGAAGACAAGCGTGAGGACGCTAAGTCCAAGCGCATCAGTCAACAAAATACCGAGCAGAGCAAGCTTATCGACCAGCGGAAGAATAACTTGCCGCCCATGAATTTCGAGTCGAACGAAGACAGCCTCGACGGCTTCGACTTGGCAGAATTTAGCCCACGATAAACTATATATAAATGGAAATTAAAGTAAGAGAGGTATCCGCAGAGACTAAGTCTGTCCAAGAGGTAGAGAAGGAGCTGCTAGACAAGCACGAGGCAGAAATGAACGGGGAGGCCCCCGCCCCGGAGCAGACTGCGGTCGAAGAGTCTACCGGGCTCTCCGAAGCTGACGTCCGGTCGTTCTTGAGCGAGCGTTACGGTCGCGAGATTAACTCTTTGGATGAGCTGGCTGAGGCCCGCTCCGAGGCGCCCGAGCTACCCGAAGACGTAGCGGCGTACTACAAGTACAAGCAAGAGACCGGTCGCGGTCTGGACGATTTCATGAAGGTGAACCGCAACCTTGACGAAGCCGATGGAGACGGGTTGCTAAAAGAATACCTCCTTATCACCGAGGAAGCCTTTGACGAGGACGACGTGGAGATGATGATGGAGGAGTACAAGTTTGATGAAGACCTCGATGACGAGGCCGAAATTAAAAAGGCTAAATTAGCCAAGAAGAAAGCTGTTGCTAAAGCGCGGAAGTTCTTCGAAGAGCAGAAGGAGAAATACCAAGCCCCTCTTGAGTCAAGGGGTGCCGGGTCTCTGGAAGACTCCGAAGAATACCAATCGTATAAGCAATACGTGGAGCAGGCAAAGACGTACCAAGAGGAGCAGAAGCGTAGGAAGGAGTGGTTTGACGAGAAGACTAGCGAGGTGTTCAGTGAACAGTTCAAAGGCTTTGAGTTCAACCTCAACGACAAGTCCTACGTGTATTCTCCCGGTGACCGTGGTGAATTGAAGAAGTTGCAGCAAACTCCCGAAGCTTGGTTGAACAAGTATTTGGACGAGCAAGGCTTAGTCAAGGATGCCGCAGGATACCACAAGTCTTTGGCTGTCGCGATGAACCCCGAGAAGTTTGCCGAGTTCTTTTACGAGCAGGGCAAAGCCGAAGCGGTGGACGACGTTATGCGCAAGACAAAAAACATCAACATGTCTGAACGCAGCACGCCGCAAGCCGTATCGAAGGGGGAATTCAAAGTCCGAGCCGTCGCGCCTAGTTCGTCGCGGGGGCTCAAAATTCGCAGTTCAAGAAACAAATCTTAAGAAAACATGGCAGGCTCAGTAAATGCTACCCCCGGTTTCGACTTGCAACCCAGCGCAGAGCGGGTTCCGGTCGCAACCAACTACATCACCAACTTCGACTTCCTCAACCAGTATCTCCCTGATACTTACGAGAAGGAGTTCGAGCGTTACGGCAACCGGACCGTTTCCGG